TTTTTGGTTGACATTATTTCTCAAATGGACTACTATAATACCATAAGGAGTACAAAATGAGAACAGACTGGAGTCACCTAACCTACGTCACCCGCCAGAAGGTCGGCCGTGACTGGCATAACACCTACAAGGGGTTCTCTTCTGAGGAGGAGGCCAAGGATTATGGTCGCCACTACGAGGAGAGCTGGTACGTCTACTTTCCTAAGGTCCTTCGGATCTGGAAAGAAGACGACCAGTGGTTCCTGACCATGCGAGTCGCAGACTCCTGCGACTAGTCAGTCTTGTAGCTGATCACATTCTCTGAGACTACCGGCAGGCGTCGTGACTCGACGTCTGCGTACCTGTGCTTGAGGTCAGTCAGTAGAGTCATCCACTGGAACGTGACGTTGTTCCAGTTGTAGCGAGAGTCTGCGTAGGCCTTGACGAACTTCGTGTAGCTCACCGTCTGCTCGTTCTGGGCGATGCCAATCGCGTGATCCAGAGAGTTGTAGAACTTCTGGGCGTGCACCTGCGGGTCTGAGTCACCTTGGTACATCATCGTGATCTTACCGGTAGTGTCGACTAGACCGCCGTAGTTAGGAGTCACGACCAGACAGCCGGCCGACATGGCCTCCATCGTGGCCACTGAGTTACACTCCATCCAGATCGACGGGTAGGCGAAGATGTGAGCCTTCTGCAGGTGCTCTCGCACGACCGCGTTCGGCTGGAACCCGTGATAGTTGATCTTCGGGTGCTGACGACACTTCTCGAACAGGTCCTCGAACGGCTTGTCCGACTCCTTCCACCCGTAGATGCCGAAGCTCGAGAACACGTCGAGTGTGATGTTGTCGTACTTCTCACAGAGAGCCTCGAACACCGGGACTAGAATCGCGAGTCCGCGCTGAGGTGTCGACGTGTAGATGAGACGAATCTCGTCCTTAGGCTTAGGAAGCAGCTCGATAGGCTCAATACCGTTGTCGATGACGCTATGCTTCTCGCTGTAGCCAATCCCTAGGTAGTCTCGGTACCGGTTATATTGCCACTCTCCGCAGAAAGTGAGGTGGTGGAACCGGTCGCGACTATCCTTTTTTGAGAGATGGTTCGTCTCCGGATCTTCCGGCAGGTCGTGCAGCCAGTAGACGCGGATCTTATCATCTTTCAGCTCTCTTACGCGAGAGCATATGATTTGAAAGTCGTCTAAGATTCCCGGTGAGGCTTTCTCAAGTCTCTCACCGAGACCGCGCTTCACTAGCTCGGTTCCTCCGTTAGAGTTTACCGAGATTTCATTCTCTTCAATCGCCATAGTTTAAGCTACCTTGCTCTCCGTTAGAAACTGTACTGTGCTGCTGTACCCGCCTGTGGGCACCTCGTTGATCATCACCTGCGGTACCGTCATAGCACCTGGAAACAACTCGACGAGCTCTTCCTTAGTAAGGTCGACGTTCAAGACCTTCTCGGCGTACTGATAGTTGTGAGCCTTTAGGTAGGTCTTGAGACTGTCGCAGCTCGGGCATCCTGGCTTGGTATAGATCGTGATGTTCATTGTTGTTTCTCCTGAATGACATGAAAGGCCCGGCACTCTAGGTAGTCCTTGCAAATGTCTAAGATCTTCTCGTTCTTGGTCTTTGACGAGATGATAGCACTCGCGACATACGGAGTGAGGTCCTTGAACCCGCTCGATTTATCTTTTTTAACAATTTCTAAGAAAGCAGTCTTAAGCTCGAGGGCTCGAGCCAGAGAAGAGAACGACGTCATAGAGTTTCCTTTGTTGCGACTATTTAAGTCTACCATAAGTTCACTTCTTTGTCAACAGATGATTCTTGTGCACCTTTACCATTATCCACGAGTTGTAGTACTCGTCACTAGTTAGAACATCTTTCTCGAACTGAAGCTTAGCCTCGTAGTACGAGCACTCACCTTTAGACCTGCATAGTCTCAGGATCTCTCTCTTAAAGTTGTCTGCGCCGAGTCTCTCGACGTCCTCCTGCAGCTCCTTGTTAGAGCCGTAGTAGTCTGCCCAGTCAGACTCGACCTTGAATCTCTTCTTCTTTTTCTTGACGGTCTTTGTCTTGGAAGACCAGAACAGCTTCTTACCCACGTACTTCTTCTGGTCGATCTCATTGGTGATCAAGTAGACGAAGCCGTAGCTGTCACCTATCATCTCAGAGGTAAACTCTGTTCCATCGTGCAGCCATGGCTTCGCCATTCGTTACTTGTTCACGCTCTTCTCGATGCCTCTGATCCAAGCCGAGACACCTAGAATAGCTCCCATGCTTATATGAAATAGTCCACCCTCTGACATAGTCAGTGACTTCCACACCACCATCTCAGTCTTAGTGAGGACTGACACCGCGGTGTGCATCATAGGAGCGAGAACGAAGTCAAACAGACAGATGAACATGTAAGTAAAACCCATGCACGGACGCCATATCGATGACATTATGCTCTCGCTCTTCTTCTCAGCAGGAGACAGAGTCTCCGTAGTGGTTGAGTCTGACATTAGTCCTCTTCATAAAGGTCGTCCTCGTCATCCTCAACTTCGTCTATGTACTCGCCACAAAAAGGACAGAACTGTGGGTTATTCTCTGATGATGAATAGATCTCGAACTCTTCCTCACAGTTATCACATGTGATTCTGTGCGATCTTTCCATTATAGGCTAAACCCCTTGAATGTGTCGTTGGTTAGGTCTTTCTTGACGCCGCCTACCACGTAGCTCGTGATCTCAGTCTCCTGAGGGGCTACCTGTACCTCGGCGCCGCTGATCCATTTCTGAGTCCATGGTAGAGGGTTCGACCCACCCTTGTAAGGGGAAGGAAGACCGACAGCCGTCATTCGCTTGTTGGCTATCCATTCTATATATTCGGAGAGAAGGGCCTCGTTGAGACCTAGCATGGACCCGTCTTTAAAGAGGTACTTTGCCCACTCTTTCTCTTGGTTGACGGCGTCGACAAAAAGCTTGATGCACACGTCTCTAGTTTCCTCGGCGATCTTAGCGAAGTCTTCATCTTCCTTCGTAAGTGCTTTGAGGAGCTGTTGCGTCCCAGCGAGATGTAGGTTCTCATCCCGCGCGATGAACTTGATGATCTTAGCATTACCTTCCATCTTCTTGACTTCTGCAAAGGCCCAAGAGCAAGCAAACGAGACATAGAATCTTACTCCCTCTAGAATGTTGACTGACATGAGAGCCAACCAAAGCATCTTTTTATGGTGATATGAATTAGGTATTAGATGTTCATGACTCGATGATGCCAATCTATTATTCATATCAATCAATTCATCGTAGTACTTGCTAATATCTTTAGCGCAGTCAATGATCTCGGCGATGTCGGTTATTTCATCAAATACCTTTGAAGGGTTAGGGTAGATGTTCCTGATGATATGAGTATAGCTTCGCGAATGTATTGTCTCGGAAAAGGTCCAAGTCTGGATCCAGGTCTCCAACTCAGGAAGGGAACATATAGGGGCAAACGCAATCGTCGGCGCCCTCCCCTGTACAGAGTCAAGCAGTATTTGACGCTTAAGATTCGACGTAAAAATGTGTTGCTCATGTGGTGTCAGGTCCTTAAAGTCTTTAGCGTCGCGATACACGTCGACCTCCTCCGGGCGCCAGAAGAAGCCGAGCTGCTTGTCAGTAAGCTTCTCGATCCACGGGTACTTCTGCTTGTCGTAGCGGGCGATCGTCGGCGCGTCGTCAAAGAATGCTTTGACTGACATGTGGTCTTTTTTGTTGTTAGAATCAAACACTGAGTACGACATTAGCGCTTCCAATACCTCTTAAACATGATAGGACCGATCTGCAGGTAACCATAAGGAGATCCGCTGTTAAAGCGGACTCCTTTGTCGAACAAGATTCCGTTCCATCCCACCCAGAGAATCATTTTTTCATATCTCTTTATTATCTCGTACGATGACGATCAAAACTATCTATCATCTTCTCTCGTGGGTGGTCGACTTCTTTAAACGTAACAGGAGGATTGTTAGACACCTGAAGCGTATATGTTCCATCTTCTTTTAATGGAGTGACCACTACGCTAATTCTAAAGCGCTTCCAATACCTCTTAAACATGATAGGACCGATCTGCAGGTAACCATAAGGAGATCCGCTGTTAAAGCGGACTCCTTTATCAAATAGCATTCCGTTCCATCCTACCCAGAGAATCATTTTTTCATATCTCTTTAT